TAATGTCAAAGGATTGACCTTCTCTCTAAGGCCATGGTATCATGGCTTTACTGAGGAGCTCACACTCCTTAGTAGTTTATTTATTTATTATGGCTACTTATGAAGTTAAACTAACATTCAAAACCTTATCTAATCCTAGAGAGGTAGTTGAGTTAATAGCATCTAAGGTTAAGGAGGCAATCCCTGTACTTAGTATTACTCATAGTTTGTTAGAAGATAGACCTACAAGTGATGAACATCATGGAGGTGTTACTAATGAGGATGAATTAACTAACTATAGAGTTAATGCAGATGGAACTAAAACAGATCTATCTAGAGGATTCATCCCATGAATATACCTAACTGGCAACATCATTCAAAGAAGGAAGCAAAGCGTACATTAAAGCCACAAGCTTTACGTAATGCAAGGAAGCGTACTAAGAATCTTATTATTAAACTTTCACAATCACGGTCGCGTCATGTTTAAGTACCTTTGCGAATTACAATCTGGTAGAGACTTTGTACTCACCAGTGATATAAAAGATGATGATGAGAGGTCCGAAGTACTGGCTTGGACTGCTATTGAGGAGTCTAAGCTAATGGATGATTATCTAGTCAATGTTAAACGTATTGATTAATGTCTAAAAAGAAATACTATCATAATAACTGGGCTGCTTATAAAGAAGCACCATCTGAATTCTTTGAATCTATTCCATATGATGAGTTCATGGATTGGAAATGCATGGGTTGGGAATTACCAGCTTCTGTAGCATGTATGATTCGTGAGACTGACTTAAAAACTGGTAAAGTTAAGGAATGGATTTATAGTAAGGATAGTGCTGCTAAGAAAAGAGTCCGTAAGATCATGGACGCAGGTAATGCATTTACTATTTGTGGTCATGATTCTGTTCACCACATGTATCCAGAAAAGGAGTCTGAATATGATGACCCGCTCGCTTGATGATATAATTTCATATGAGAAGCAAGCATTAGACTTGTTAAAAGAAGATCATCCACACTATGATGAAATCAAGAAACTCTTAACCGATCAAATCAATGATGAAATAAGAGACTATGCCTACACCCGCCCAAATTGATGAGCAGATAGAACTTGAACGAGATCAAATTGCCCAAGGACTCAAGAAATTGAGAGATAATACTAGGCAATTAGAACAGAAAGAGTATGCATCTGCTAGTATATATGGTGCTACTAGTATAGAAGCACTGTTACCATTAGTTGTTAAAACTATTGAAGATACGTTTAGTTATAAGATTAAACGTGGTAAGAATGGAGTAGCATTTAAGGATGTACACCAATACTTATCTGATATCGAACCATTAGCTTTAGCTGCTATAGCATGTAAGCTTACATTTGATAAAGTATTTGGAGCCAAGTTAGGTTGTAATACTGCATCTAATGTATGTGAAGCAATAGGTGTAGCAGTTGAAAGAGAATGTCAAATGAGACATTACCAAGCATGTGCTCCTGGGTTATTAGAATCTTTAAAGAAAAACTATTGGCATGCATCAATAGGTACACATCAAAAGATCAGAGTTATTACAACAATGATGAATAGATGTAATGTTGAAGCATGGAAACCTTGGCATAATACTTTAAGGATAGCACTAGGAGGATGGTTACTTGATTGTATAATGAAACCAAGTGGTTGGTTCTTTAGATCACATGTTAGATTTAGAAGTAAAACCATAGCAGTGATATTACCAACACCTGAGTTCTTAGAGATCAAGGATAAAGTTATTACTACTAGTGAACTATTTTCACCTGAAGCATGGCCAATGCTCATTGAACCAAATGATTGGAGCAATGAGAAAGCAGGAGGATACTTGTTGAATGAGGTCATGAAAGGTCATAAAATGGTACGTAGGGGAGATGACGGACTTATACAGGGAGACAAACCAATTGAGTTTCTTAATAAGATTCAGAAGGTTGGATACCGACTTAATCTTTTCACAGTAGATGTAGCTAAATATCTACAAGAGAAAGGAATAAGTGTAGGTAAATTTATTCCTATAGTAGAAATACCTCTCCCACCAAAACCAGTTGATATAGCAGATAACAAGGAAGCACGAAAGAGTTACCGTAGAGCCGCAGCAGATGTGATGAATAAGAATGCTAATGCATTTAGAAGAGCATGTCGAACACGGATGACTATGGAAGCTGTTAGAAGATTTGAATACAAACAAAGGTTTTATATACCTTGGTCTTTTGATTATAGAGGAAGAGCTTATCCTATACCTGCATTCCTTACACCACAAGACACAGACTTTGGTAAGTCATTGATAAGATTTGCTGATGAGTCAGTAATTACAGGTAATGCTTGTGACTGGTTATCCTTTCAATGTGCTACTACATACGGATTAGATAAGGCGACTATGACCGAGAGGTTAGAGTGGACTGACTCTAACATTGCTTTAATCAGTAGAGTAGCACTCAATCCTATAGATAATATAGGAGATTGGGAAGGAGCTGAAGAACCATGGCAGTTCTTAGCAGCTTGTGATGAATACTATCATTGTATTATTGCAAGAGATAAACATACAACAGGGCTGCCTGTAGCTACGGATGCCACGTGTAGCGGTCTACAGATCCTAGCTGGTTTAGCTAGAGATAAATCTACAGCACAACTCGTCAATGTGCTCCCTGCTGATAGACCACAAGACGCTTATAAGGTTGTGGCTGAGGTATCCAAATGGAATATACCTGACAGACTACGAGACATATGGGATCGTAAGTGTGTAAAAAGAACTGTCATGACAATTCCATATAATGCCAAACCTTTTTCTAATCGAACGTACATCAGGGATGCATTAGCTGAGAAAGATGTTACAATTGATAAAGAAGAACTCACAATCACGGTGCAGGCGGTTAGAATGGCTATGAATAACGTAGTCCCTGGCCCAATGGCAGTGATGAAATGGATTGAAACTGAGGTATCTAAGGTTATTAGATCTGGTGCTGAAGAAATTAAATGGACAACACCTTCTGGTTTTAAAGTCTCACAACGACTTAATAAACGAGAGGTACAAACAATCCGTTTACAGTTATTAGGTCGATGTGAACTTGAGGTAGCTAATGAAGGTGATGAGGTATCTCTTATGAGACATAAGGCAGCTACGGCTCCTAATCTTATACATTCATTAGATGCATCATTATTACACCTTAGTGCTACACGTTTTAATGCACCAATAGCTTTAATACATGATAGTGTATTATGTAGAGCTACTGATATGACTACATTGTCTAACTTAGTAAGGGAAACATACATGGATCTCTTTGCTAAACAAGACTATTTAACTGATTTTGCACAACAGATAGGTGCAGAATCTAAACCACCGATTATAGGAGACTTAGAACCGTCTACTGTAATTGACTCAACTTATTTTTTCTGTTAATTATGCTGTATCCATCGTTATTTGATTCATTCTTTGCACCGACGCGAGTTATTGTAGTTTCTGAAGAGAGACTCAAGGCTGCTGAACATAAAGCAAGGATGGAACAATTAGATGCTCTCGATAATCGTATCGAAGAACTGACAAAGTATCGCACATCATTATCTAAGCAACTAGAAGCTACCAAACCTGGTAAGGATCTAGATGCATTAGACGGAGCTGAGTGTGATGTCTAATAGAAATGTCCATGTAACGGACGAAGTAACACTAGAAGGATTCCAAGCTGTACTAGAACCTGGTAAGTTTGGGTATTCTCTATCGGCTGTTGTCAACAGTGATGTTGTAGACAAGCTAGAAACTGAGAGGACTGATGTTCTTAAATGGGCAGAGTCTAAGCTCAAGAATCCAAAAAGAGCTACACTTAAACCAACACCCTGGGAAGAGGTAGCGGATGGAAAATATAAATTAAAATTCTCTTGGAATGAAGAGAGAAAACCACCAGTAGTAGATACTGAGGGTTCACCTGTCACTGACAAGAAAACGCCGCTTTATGGAGGATCTACTGTTAAGCTTGGTTTCTTTCAAAAGCCTTATATACTCAAGGATGGAGTTACCTATGGAAGTTCTCTTAAGTTGGTTGGCGTACAAATTGTTTCAGTAAAAGGTGAAGCTGGTGTTGATACTGGTGAACTAAACGAAGCTGAAGTAGCTGATCTATTTGGTAAAACAAAGGGATTCAAGGCTGCGGAAGCACCACCTGAAGCAAATGCCGAAGACGACGAGTTCTGAATCTCTTGAGTGGGCTAAGAAAGCCTATGCTAAATTGAAAAACAAGAAAGAGATTAAATTTAAATCCAAGTTAGAAGAGAGGGTCGCAGATCTTCTCACTAACTTAGGAGTTAGTTATGAATATGAATCTACAAAGGTTCCTTATACCATTCAACACAATTATTACCCTGATTTTATTCTTCCAAATTATGTCCATCTCGAAACAAAGGGATACTGGGATCCCAAGGATAGAAGAAAAGTGTTGGCCGTCAAACGGGACAATCCTGATTTAGACTTAAGGATGGTATTCCAATCACCATATAATAAAATATCAAAGACAAGTAAGACGACGTATGCTCAATGGTGTGAGCGTCATGATATACCATGGACGTCGTTTCATAATATTCCACTCGAATGGTTAATATGACCAGCGAATTCGTAAGGCATGAGCCTTGTGAAAATTGTGGGTCATCAGATGCAAATTCATTGTATTCTGATGGCCAACATTACTGCTTTTCATGTCATACATTTACACCTGCTGAAGGTATAAATCACAATCACAAATCAAACATGACCAATGATGTAAAATTATTGGGTTCTGCTGTACCACTTCCTAAAAGGAAGATATCTGAAAAGACTAATGAGTTTTATAAGATATATGAGTATAGTGCCACCCTACGATTCCCATACTTCACACCAGATGGAGTATTACAAGGAGTCAAGATAAAAACTAAGAAGAAAATTTTCACCTATGAAGGAGTTTCCACTGATACCTTATTTGGTCAGCATT